GCGGCGGTTCCAATTTTGGAGGGTCCGATGCCAGTGGCACAGCCGGTGGCGTCAATGGCTCTGATTATGGCGGCGGTTCTGGTAATAACCCCGGCAGCGAAGGCGGCTCTCCTGCAACCCTTGCAGAGGGCGGCGCAGCGCCCTTCTTTGGCGGTGGAACGGGCACTACTACCAAGGTCCACGTAGGACCCATCCACAGCCCCGTAGCGGGCCGTACAGATCACCTTCCCATGCATGTGCCTTCTGGGTCCTATGTGATCCCTGCCGATATCATTTCGGCCATGGGTGAAGGCAACACTATGGCCGGATTTAAGGTGGCCAATACAATCTTTAGCCGTATCCCCGGAATGACTGGTGCGCCCGGTATGCAGGCTATCCCAACGAAGGGTAGCACACCCGGTATGGATGCTGAATTAGGCATCCCCGGCAAAGCAAAAGGTGGCACTATTGAAGATGCTGTACCCATCGTTGCGGCTGGTGGGGAATATGTTATTGCGCCGGGCGATGTTCGGCGTATTGGCGAAGGAGACTTAGACAGGGGGCATCAGGAGCTTGATCTATTTGTTAAGGCAATGCGCGCCAAGACAATCAAGACCCTGCAAAAGCTCCCCGGTCCAAAGAAGGATTAACAAAGGGGGACTACATGACAGAAGATCTGCAAATTCGGATTGGAACGCCGGATGATCTGGATGAAGTGATGGACGCAGCGCAGTCAGCGATTGCCGAAATTGGCCTTGTACATCCAGACCCACGAAAAGTTCTTGAAGACGTTTGGCCAGCCTTAAATCAACAGGCTGGTATTGTTGGTATTATTCAAAAGCCCGGCGGTCCTGTAGAGGGCGGTGTCCTTTTAAGAATGGGTAAAATGTGGTATTCAAATCAAGATGTACTTGAAGAACGCTGCGTTTTTATCAAGCCAGAGTTCAGGAACGCTAAAGGCGGTCGTGCGCGCAAGCTTGTTGAATTCTCCAAAAGCGTTGCTGAATCGCTGGGTGTGCCTTTGCTGATTGGTGTCATGTCAAGCATTAGAACCGAAGCTAAGGTTCGCCTTTACGAAAGGCAGTTTGGCAAGCCGCAGGGGGCGGTATTTCTCTACAATCTGCATCCACAAGTGCAGGAAGGATAAAAATTAATGTGCGGCGGATCATCTACAACCACCCAATCGACCACGATCCCACCAGAGGTTCTGGCGCGATATAATGCGGTCAACGCGCGGGCAGAAGATGTCGCCAAACAGCCATTCCAGCGATACACGGGCCAATTTGTAGCCCCCATCAACCAACAACAGATGGCAGGCATTAGCGGCATTAATCAAGCTGCCAATATGGCTCAACCATATTTCAATCAGGCATCTGGCGCTCTAACAAATGCTTATGGGCAGGCAAATCCATACTATGGGCAGTCTATTAACACAGTTGCGGGTGGTGCAAGCCAAGCAAACCAACTTTATGGAACTGCTCTTGGCGGCATTTCTAATGCTGTTAACATTGGTTCGCAGTATGGGACGGACGCAACACGATTTATCAATCAAGCCGGGACCTCTGCCCAGCCATATATGAACCAAGCAGGGGCATATGTTGGTAGCGGCCTTGCGGCTGCAGATCCTTTACTTGCGCAATCGCAAAAGTTTCTTGAAGGTTCTACGCAAGCAATTAACCCGCAAGAGTTTAGTCAGGCCCAGATTAACAAGTACATGTCTCCCTACATGAAGAATGTAGTGGAGGCGCAGCAGGCCCTTCAGCAGCAAGAATCGGCAGCGCAGCGTTCGGCTCTTAATTCGCAGGCTATTGGCGCTGGCGCGTTTGGTGGTGATCGTGCCGGAATTTCACAGGCAAACCTTGCGCGCCAACAGACGCTGGCCAACCAAGCAACTTTAGGCAATTTGTTGCAGCAGGGATATGGTCAGGCCGCTGGCATGTTCCAGCAGCAGCAGGGCGTTAACCTTGCTGCAGAGCAGGCTAATCGTCAGGCCCAGCAATTTGGCCAACAGGCCGCAGCCAATCTTGCGCAACAACGTTTTGGGCAAAACCTTGCCGCATCACAGCAATACGGAAATTTAGGTCAAGCTTTATTCGGCCAAAATTTGTCGCAAGGTCAGGCTCTATCTGCTCTTGGCCAACAACTTTATAGTCAGGGTCTGGGGGCTGCACAAGCACAAGCTGGAATTGCCCAAAATCAATTTGGCATGTCTGCGCAACAGGCCAATTTAATGCAGCAGGCCGCGCAGGGTCTTTTTGGCATGGGGTCGCAATATGCTTCCGGCCTTGCTGGCCTTGGAACAGGAGCGCAGGCCGCAGCATTGCAGGGCGCGCAGGCACAGATTGGTGCTGGAACACTGCAGCAACAAACGCAGCAAGCGCAAGACACCGCTAAATACAACGAATTTTTGCAAGAGCGTGGTTATCCGTTCCAGATCGCGCAGTTCTTGGCAAACATTGCTATGGGTACTGGCGCGTTGTCTGGTTCAACTACAACGACAACGTCACCGAATAACTGGATGTCTGACCGCCGCCTTAAGAAAGATATTAAAGAAATTGGTGAAACCCACGATGGTCTTCCGATCTATAGCTTTAAGTACAAGGGCGGTGATGACCAGCAGCGTATTGGTGTTATGGCCGATGAAGCGCGGGAAAAGCATCCTGATGCTGTCCATCGTGTTGGCGGAATTGATTCGGTTGATTACGACAAGATTGTAAACCGCGCCAGTGAAGGTGGGGGTGTTCTCCCGCACCGTGCCCGTGAAGGTTTTGCTTTAGGAAGTTCAGTACCTTCTGGTAGCGCAAGCGTCAGCGATGATATTTTTAAACAATACCTTAATTTTATTGGTTTAGCTGACACACCGCATGGGAACGTAGCTTCATATGCAAAATCTGCAAAAAATTTGCCGGGGCAAGCAGGTATTGTTCCGCAGCAAACTCCACCAATTATGCAGTTAAGAGCGCCAAGCTCTCCCCCACGCCAACAAGAAAGTGGACTATCGCAAGCAGCTTCTGCATACAAAACTGTAGAAGGTGGGCTTGATAAGCTGTTTGGTGAAAAGGGTCTTGCAACATCTAAGGGTATGCCAGCGCGCATATACAAAGGTCTTACAGGAAGTAACGACGACAAGCAGGGTTCTAAATCGGGCCAAAATACTTCAACTTCGTCAGAGCCACCACAACAACAAAAACTAGAACAAACAAAAGCATCTTCTGTTTCTCCAGATGAAAAGTCTTTTTACGATAAATTTATTGATTGGTATCAAAACCGCGCTTATGGCGGCGGCGTTGCACCACAATTTATGGCAAGAGGCGGCGTATCTGCCTTGAATGAAGGTATTCTTCCTTATCAAACAGAAGATAAATATGGTCCAGAAGCTGTTAATGAAGCAGAAAGCGGACACAAGTTTGATACTCTTGATGAAGCTGGTGGAGGGAAAAGCGGTTCTGGATCTGGGTCAGGTTTGGCAAACGCCATAGGAATGGCAGGTACCGCAATAAAAGGTCTTACTGCTCTTGCATCTCTTCTTCCATCCGATGAACGTTTTAAAACGGGCATGAAACGGGTTGGTGAATTAGACAACGGCCAACCAGTCTATAAATATCGTATTGGTAATGGGCCAACCCAAATTGGACTATCTGCACAGAACGTATCTAAATATGGTGATCCATCGTCTGTTTATCGTGATGATGATGGTTTCCTTCATTTAGATTATGAACGCGCCACACGGGAATATGGCGGTGGTATCCGCCCAGCATATCAAACGCGCGGTCGCGTTGATCCCGATATGCAAGACATCGATTACGCAATCAGAACAGCTGCAGCTGAAACAACTGGTGATCCAGATGAAACGCGCGGGATTGCGCATGTGATCCATAACCGTTTGCAATCTGGAAAGTATGGTGACAGTTATAAAAATGTTGTTTTAGCGCCAAATCAATTTGAACCTTGGCAAACAGAAAACAACAACCCGATGCGGATTAAACCTGATGATCCGCGTTATCAGCAAGCAAAAGCTGCGTTTGAAGATATTCAATCCGGCAATATGGACCCACGTTTTGAAAATGTTCAGAATTTTTGGGGTCCAATATCACAGTACGCTCTTAAGCGTCAGGCACCTGAATGGGGTCGTGTAGGCGGTCTAGATCTAGGTGGAACACGGTTCCATTCTCTTGACGAAGTTAAGGCATCGCATAGAGGAATTGAAGCACGCCCATTTGAAGGAGCGCCAGCAAATGTTCGCCGCTCTGTAGCTCCAGCTGAATCATATATTGATGAAAGCGGAAAGCGCGTAAATACAGTCAATGGAGAAGAAGAAAAAGGAACGCTTGCTGGCCTTCTTCCGACTAATTACCGCACTGGCGCGCCATTTAAGGGATGGTCAGACTATCTTACTGATCGCCAATTTGTTCGCCCATTGTTTGCTGGCCTTGCTGGCATGGCACAGTCCAAGAGCCGTTTTGCTGTTCCAGCAATTCTTGAAGGATTGGGGGCAGCTGCCGCAGCCGACATGATGGCTGAAAAAGGACAACAAGAAATTGCTGAATCGCAATCGCGTGAACAATTGGGTCTAGCCCAATCGCGCAATATGTCTATTCAAGAAATTACACCCGGATATTTTATTGTTTATCTTGCTAAGGGTGGCACTAAAGATTTGGCCGATTGGATGGAGACGCAAGAGCCTCTTGTTGGGGGTGAATCTGGGGCTGAATTGGCGCGTAAAATTTATGCCCGTAAAACGGGGCAGGCATCTGCAAAACCAGCTGCATATACTGGAACAGCTGATACAGGCGCAGGTGCAGCTACCGCTGGGCAGGCGGGTACTGAAGCTGGTTCTGCAGGGGCTGGAACAACAACAGTTGTTGGTGGTCAATCAGCACAAGGCCAGCCGGGACAAATAAAGCCTGCAAAAAGTGCAAATATACCGATATCACCGTTTGTCACATACGATGATAGTTCTGTGCAACGCGCCAGAGAAGACTTTAAACAAACGCAGTCTCCCGGCGGCCAATCGTTTGCAGAGCAAGGAAGAGAAAACCGGAAAAAAATTAATAATGGTGCGCAACAATCCTACGGAATTGCACCAGTAATTAATGAAATGGCGCAAAACATCATGGATTCGCTTTCCCAGACTGGGATATCTTCAACCGGTCCGGGTTTTGGAAAAATTGCATCCGCATCTGCCGTACTTGGAACATGGCCAGCGCGCTTTGGCCTTCCAATTGATTTTACAAAGCCAGCTGACATTAAGCAAAAAGCGCAAAAATATGCGGAATTTTTGGCAGCTGCAGCGGCGCAGGGTTATGGTCAAGATACCCTTGGTGCAATGCAAAGAATGGCTTCTGTTATGCCAGAACCAGAACTTACAAAAGATACCCAAGCACAACTGACATCTGAACTTCTTGTGTTTAACAAAAAGGATCAGCATAGGCAGCAGTTTGCACAAAAATATGATCGCGATTCAAACAGCAATCCTGCTAACGTCTATGCAGAGTTTGAACGCTTAAATAAACAGAAATATTTAGATTCTGTTTCGTTGGTTAAAAAATTAATGCTTGAAGATCCAGTTTTGGCAAAAGGATTTTTGTCAAATCAGGTACCTCCAGAAGAGATGGAAAAGTTCTTCAAACAGTATGCGCAAAGCCGTAAACTAAAATACCATACGGGTATGTCTGACTTTTTTGTGGGGCAGTGATGGATTATTCACAACGAATGCAAACATTGGTTGGTGGTAATTCTTCGGAAACCACAAATCAAGAACAAAAGTTTTCTGAAAATCCATTTGCATCCCGAATGGATGCTTTGTTACGTGGTGAACAGCCAAAACTTGGCGCACCACCGCCACAACCTTCTGGCGCGCCACAGCAAGCTGAAACAGAAACAGATCAACAACAGGCCCTTCCTACACTGACTGTTGGCCGTCAAGAACCAAAGGAAATGCCGCTTAGCGAATGGGGTTCAGAGATTGTAAAAGATCTGCCCAAGAAAGCTTATGAAGCCGGAAAAACTTTTGTTGAACCGTTTATGAACCCTGCGGAAACGTGGGAGGGCATTAAAGGTCTTGGTAAAGGGGTTGTTTCAAAAGTAGCTGGTGCTGTTGGAATGCAACAATCACCAGAACAAAAAGCAGAGGATGAAGCAGTTGCAGATGCATTTTGGGAACTTCAAAAAGAACGTTATGGTTCATGGCCACGCATTCAAAGAACTGTTGCGGAAAATCCTTTTCTTGCTGCGGCTGATGTGTCTAGCGTTGCTTCACTGGGCGGCGCAGGTTTGGCAAGATTGCCGGGAATTCTTGGGAAGACTGGTGAAGCGGTACAAGCAGTAGGCCGCGCCACTGACCCAATTGGTCTTGCTTTAAAAGCGCCAACCTTAACCGCCCAAATAGTATCAAAGCCTGTTAATTTTGGTTTATGGCTTCAAAGTGGGAGGCCTATGAGTTCATTTGATACGGCAACGCAAGCTGGGTTGACAGGAAATAAAGCATTTGTCCGGCATATGTCTAATGGGCCATCTGTTGGGGGGGAACTTGTTGAAGCCGTCGATACTGCGACAAATTCAGCTGCTAAAACAGCAAGTCAAAAATACATTGAAAATTATGAAAAATTAAACAAGGGTCAACCTCTTAAATATGATAAAATTGATACAGCGCTTAAGGAATCCCAAAACATTGCCTTTCCCAAAGGGGAAGCATTTGATCCATCTTCAAGCAAAATTCAAACATTTGCGCGCATCAATGCTCTTTTAGATAATTGGAAAAATAAGCCAAATGTATCCCATGATTTAGAGCGTTTTGACACGTTAAAAAAATCTTTACAGGATTTTACGCAAGAAAATAATCTTTTGCCGGGAAGTAAAGAATTTAGAATTGTTGATAATTTGCGAAAAGCGGCTCTTGATACGCTAAAAGAGGCAGATCCTAATTACGCTAAAATGACCGAAGAATGGCGGCAAGCACAAGATTTGGTTAAAAGTTTTAGGGCTGATTTAGCTAGCGGGAGAACATCAACTGCAAAATTAAGAAAGTTGCTATCTTCGCCTGAAAGCCCGTACAAAAAAACATTAATTGCTGAATTGGCTAAATATGATCCTGACATTCCGTACATGCTTGCTGGGCAAGAGTTAAATGCTATTTATCCCCAAGGTTGGCGTGGGTGGTTAGGCAGTGTTTTGACTAGCGGTGGTTTAGCAGGTGTTGCAATGCATCCTGAATTAGCTGCTGGCGTTGTTTTAGGTTCGCCACGGATTGGTGGAAATATCGCTTATAGAACTGGCCAAGTAGGCTCTTTAGGGGAGCGCGTATATGGCGGTGTGCCGCAATTTACTAAAGGGCTTGGATATCAAGCAGGTGTATTGACGGGGATGGATGAAATACCACCAGAAGAGCGTGAACAGCGCGCCACTGGTGGTAAGGTGACTGGGTCTATCGCGCAGCGCCTTGTGGCAGCTGCAGAGAAGGCCCATAAGTATCACCAGAAGACGACTGAAGAGATATTAGACGCGCCAGACGAAACGGTCGTTAAGGCGCTGGCTGTGGCTAAAAAGAACATCTAAGGAGTAACCCGTGGTTACATATACCGACAACAAGAAGCTTAATAAGCCAGCTAACGGCGAATACCCAAATACATGGGATGTTCCTGTCAATCAGGACTGGGACATTATTGATAAGGCTCTTGGCAGCGCAGCGTCTTTTACTGTTGGCGCGACAGACATCACATTAACAATTGATGAAGCGCAGAACCAGCGTATTGTTTTAACTGGCTACCCAAGTGCTTCACGATATATAATTATTCCTTTTAAATATTTAAGCGCAACCACAGCTGTTGGTGGTATGTGGATTGTTGATAATCAATCAAACGCAACCCAAAATATTGTTACGGAAGCAGCTGGTAGTGTTGGTGTTGCAATTCCAACAGGCAAAAAAGCGCTTGTCTATTCAGACGGGACTGACATTAAGTTTGCTGATGATTCCAGAATTACAGCAGGCACCGGCCTTACGCTGACAGGCAATTCATTAGCCGTGACATCGCCTGTTACAGCGGCGATTGGTGGAACAGGATATGCAGGCGGGTATTCTAGTGGCCAACTTTTAATTGGAAAAGCAGATGGCACGCTAGCAAAAACCACGCTTACTGCTGGTACGAATATTACAATTACCAATGGTGATGGAACAATTACCATTGATTCAACAGCATCTGGAGGCGGTGGCGGTCTTTCAAGTATAAGTTTTTCCGGCACTACTGGATTAACTTTTACTCCATCAACACTTAATTCAACAAATACGTCAACAGTTCTTGGTGGCACGCTTGGTGTTGCGAATGGTGGAACTGGTGTTGGTGGAGCAGGATTTGCTACAGCAGGATTTTTAAAAACACCGGGGACGACAGCTGCCTTCACTAGTGTTGCAACGATAAATCTTGCATCAGCAACGGATGTTGGGACCAGTGTTCTTGGAACTACGAATGGCGGAACAGGTACAACATCCACGACCGGAACTGGAGCAGTAGTTTTTGCAACAAATCCGACATTATCTGCGCCAACTATTTCTTCTAGCCAAATATTTTTTGGGAGTAGTTCAAACTATATTATTTATAACAGCAGCGCTACTCCGCCGTCTATTGGAGCAGCTGTTGGAAACATTGGTGTGTTTTCGGGGGATAACACAAACTTTAGTGTTTATAAAAATCTTCTTGTCATTGGTTCTGGCGCGGTTCCCTATGCGCTGCAAGCTAACTTCACTATTTATTCTGATGCGCGCACAAAGAAAGATGTGACGCCATATACAAAGTCTACTGATGCAATCAACACGTTGTCGCCAGTAGATTTTAAATATAATGGCGCATATGGAACGCCAAATGATAACGTAACGCGCACAGGTCTTATTGCGCAGGACGTTTTAAATAGCGCTGTTCCAGAAATTATTACGACGCGCCCATACAAAGACCCAAATACTGGACAGACCACAGAAGTCTACCAGCTTGATTCTTCGGCTCTTGTTTTCACTCTTATTAACGCGGTGAAAGAACTTGATGCGCGCGTCAAGGCTTTGGAGGCGAAAGTCGGCCCATAGTGATATTAGTCTGGGCACGGATTTCTTTATTATTCCATGTCCAGCATTCGCCATTGTCCTGAAAGCAGACCCACAAAAGATCATGCTCTGGCCCATAGTCAATTAAGACATGGGCCAAAGCTTTTCCTTTAGGCGTTTCGATAGGCAGGGCGGGGTTTAGCTGTAAGAGGTACATTGGTGCCTTGCTGGTAGCAAAGTTGGAAGTGTGTTTCGCAGTAAGAGTGTTTATGCACCATTTGATTGCAGTAAAGCGTAGGCTTTTCTTTCACGATGTAACGGCATGAAAAGAAACGCAGGCCTAAGATATCGCATGGTTCGCCGTATTCTATTTCTGGCGCGGGGATGAACGGTGAAACTGGTTGTGGCATTGGTCGCGCCACTGCAGCAAGTTCCAAGACCTTTGGCTTGGGCTTTGGTTTAGGATTAGGCACATAGACACGTTGCTTCCGTAGAGGCCGTGGGCGTGCCTTAAGATCAACACCCGCCTCTCTTAGACGGCTAATGCGACCCATGATTGCACCACGGGATTTGCCCATCGCGGGGGCTATGTAGGTGCTGGGTTTTCCTTCGGCCCATAGCTGAATTAAAAGCTTGTCTTCGTCATCCGTCCACATCATAATCTCCATTGCTTGACTGACTAAACAACCCGGTCAGTTGGCCTTGTTCGATACTCCCTTACTAACCCGGTCCTTTGTGGCCGGGTTCTTTTTTTGAACCCAACCTGTTTGATGGCATCGAATCATCTGTTTTTCGGTGGTCGCGCCAGCTGATGCGCACCGTCGCATGTGTTCCAAACCTGCGTCAATTCCATATGTGCAATCGTGCAGGTGGCGGGGGTTGAAGCCCATCCCACGGGCTGTGCCGGGCATGACCTGCATCACGCCCATGGCGCGGGAGCCTTTAGCCAGAGGGCCTGTGGCCTTGCAGTTAAACCGGCTCTCTTTGAAAGCAATCTTTACGGCAGTCTCCTGCCACTCTTTGCCTAGGGTCGCCTTGGCTCTCTGGGCGACAAGAACCGCCACCCTTTGCTGCTCTGGGGGCTGGTTAGGATATAGCTTAGAAACGGTCTCCAGCGGCCCCTGACGGGCTTCTGGCGCGGTGAATAACTCTGATAGTAGGGAGGGCCCATTGGCCTCCTGTGAAGCCGCTACGGGAATAATGAAGAGGGCTAAGGCAAGCCCGATTAGAGAGGCCTTCATCAAGCACCCTTGAACCGTTAACGATGGCTGTACCCTACACCCAGAATGGGGCCATAGAGAGGCGTAGACGAACCCTGTGGCCTCCCGTAGGATCGTATGGTTCGCACTAAGAAGGGGTCTGCCTATGTCTATAGATTTGCGTAAAATGGTCACTACTTCCGTCCTCCGTGATAACAATTACGACCTGACAGCTGCCTACGCCGATTTGGCCGGGCGATATGTTCAAATGTGTGGTCTTTTAGAGCGTGCTGAACGCCTTTATTCCCGTGCTTATGCCCGCGAAAAACCGCCGACTGAAGGCACGTTCGACATGCCGCCGAATCCCATCACCGACGATTGGATCGAAACAGGGAAGGAATTGGAAAATGCGTGATGATTCGTTCGATGATGATGACGATCCGTCTGATGATGTCGCCTACGACGATGTGGACATAGGCCCTGATGATTTCCCAATGGTTACAGACTTTGTAGCAGAGCGGGTCATCGCCTTTGCCTACCTTGCAGAAAAGTTCGCCTTGATGGACGACGAAGTTAAACCTGTGGCTATCGATATGCTGCGGGTAGTGATGCGTTCCATAAAGACGCCAGAGCAGGCTTCTCTTAGCGTAGTCCGTAATCACGACTGATCGTCCCTAATCGCCTTGCGGTGATCATCAATGATCTGCCAAGCTATCATCGCAAGGATGATTGTAAGCGTACCAATCGCGCCACAAACGATACCCCATATAAATTCAGCCATGTGTCACCTAATTTTGGTTGCGATATATTCAAATTGCATTGGCGCGACTTTCTTCTGAACCAGCGAAACGCGCCCCTCTTCCGCTAGCTTAAACAGGTAATTGGCCACAGCGCCAATCTCTTCATAGTAGGCCTTTTCTGTAGCGTCACGCGGCCTTGTTTCACGGTCACGCGCCAGATAGCCGATATGATACGTCAGGCTCTTACCGCGAAGAGCGTTTGTGTACCAAGCTTTTACATTAGCGATCATTTGCTGGTTCCGTGATGCGTCGCGCTGTGTCCAATAGAGACAGGGCTGTAGTTTCTTGTACTGTTTGGCCGCTAAGGGCATCGCGGGCCTGATACAAAGCCCATCGAAGCACCTTAACGTCCTGCTCTAGTTTTTCGATCTTGCTTTGTGCGCGTTCTAATAGCTGCGGTAGGAGGGTTCCTTCTGTCACGCGGAAGGCTTTGATGTATGTCTCTAGCTCTTCATTGATGCCCATATCGATCATCCTTGAATTCGATCAGTTCCTGAACCTTACCAACATGCGCCGTGTTAATGATCAAAGAGCCGCGATCTTCCCAATATTCGGAAAGGTCATCGTTGCGGATCTTGTACATCAGATTGGCCATGATGAATTCATTGTCCTGCAGATAGTTCCAGAACTCTTTGATATTTTTGGATTCGTGTTCGACCGTAATCTGATGGACTGAATAGCCTTTAGCGCTTGGCATATTCATTGTGATAAGAAAGCGCACTTTATTCTCCTTTTATGCGTACAAATTCGACATGTTCTAAGGGGCAAACATAGATCGCCTGCTCCTTATTTGTGTTCTTCATAAACCGCACCACTCTCTGCCAGTGCTGGTTTGTCTCCTGACGCACAAAAGCTGCATGCGTAAGATCGTTACTGACCCAGAAGTATGCAGCGACTTCACCCTTGGCGCGGTCTACTGCATCGGCATCAGCAATGAAAAAATCAGGAAACGGATAGTTCAGATAGTCCGTGAAGTTTGCGCGCTGTGAATATTTCACTTCAAAGCGGCAAGCCTTATTATCTTTAGTTGCAAATAGATCACCACGATCTTGATAATCCTGATATGGCGCATTTTTTGGACGAAGCACAAGCGCAGGCAAAGAGACAGCCCAGCCGTTGCGATATAGCCACTCCGTAATAGCCATAACGCCGGGTATCGATGCCTTTAGCCTTGCAGCAAATTCTTCGTATGTATTACCCATCTTCATCCCTGCGAACTACGGTGCCGTCCATTTTCTTTTTCCATTTACTCTTTCGTCCTCCCGGCAAGGGAGACCGAACTGTTTTAATACCCAGATGCTTGGCCCGCATTCGTTTTGTTTTTGCGATACGGGGGGCATCAACAGTGGCCGTATGGATGCGATGGCAATGACGATGTGCAACAAGCCAATTAGACTCATCGTCAGCACCACCAGCCTCAAGAGGGATTTCATGGCTGACATCCCACTCCTCCCCCGGACGTACCTTGAAGTTGCATATGTGGCAGTAACCTTCATGGCGCGTGAAAATTTCAATACGCATTTTGGGGGTGATACGGACGCGCTTCATTGCATTCTAAACGGCACTTCGTGGGTTGCAGCTTCTTCTCCTTCAAGGCGCTCTTCGTCGGCCAGTAATTCAAAAGCATGTTCAATGGCGCGCACTGTAGTGATGGACAGCCCCATGACAGCCCGTGTTGCTGCTTCTTTGTCTGGCGCGGAATCGATCACGATGTTGGCCAGCGCGCCCATAAGAGCCTGCATGCCAAATAAAGCATCGTGGCCATCAACGCACATCAGGATCTTTGTGACCATTTCGATCATGGCCTGTTGATATTCTTCATGTGTAGCTTTTTCAATTTCATCCGTTTTCATAATTTCATTTCCGCTCTACGGGTTGCTTCGTGTGACTGCCATTCATTGAACTTCATGCGGATGTATTCCATTTGCACGCGAAGGATGGAAGCCCGCTTACGGGCCTCCACAATCTTGGTAACGTGATCGCGCCAATCATCAGACGCTTTCACGATCATTTCAGCGCGGTTGACCGCCTTCTCTTTCGTGTCCAGCATCATGCGGTTAAGCACAGCTGACTTCGTTTCTTCCAGAAGGCTGGCAGCGCTATCTGCATCGACCCAAGCTTCAGCCGTGGTGCGATACTGCTCTGAAAGGGGAATGTTTTCGTTAATCAAAACGGCACTTCGTCATCAGCAAGAGCAGGAGCCGCAGCCGCAGGCTTTTCACCAGTGACAGCTTCCTTTTCCTTCCATGACAGGGAGAGGAACGTCTTCCCTGCTTTAGTTTGCTTTTTCCAGCCGCTGATCCAAACGTCTTTGCCTTCAAAGTTGCCGGAACCCGTATAGTCAGGGTGGGTATCTTTTGTTTTGCGGTCGTTCACAAACAGTGAACCGGAATTCGGATATTTAATGTCAGACATTGTCAGTCACCCCATACTTGGATTTGATTACCATGACTTTGTGATTAAGCTCTTCAATGAACTTGATCACCTCTTCTTCTAGTTCTGCGATGATTTTGTCATCGCGCGGAACCTCTTCATTGTACAGCTGCATTGGTTCTGGCAGGCGCGGATCGAAACAAACGAACATGCACCAGTCACGGCCTGTGCAGGCCATCTGCCAATACATTTGGAACATGTAACGGGCAGGGATCTTCCCGCCCGCCATGATTTCCAAATGCGTTGTCGTTTGCGGACATTTGATTTCGATTAGGCCATCGTGCTGGATCAATCCATCAGGGGACGCGCCAGCATTAGCGATGGTAGCATGGGGGACGAACCCCACCTCTTCCACTGGCATGCCAAACGTCTCTACAAAACGCTGGCGCGCCACTGGTTCATTTGCCGTCCCCCATGCCATCGCTGGCGTTTGAAAGGACGGCGCAGGCTGTCCCGTCAAACGTTCGCACAATAGCTCTGCCATGTAATTTGCACGCGAAGCGGCATAGCCACTTTTAGTGCGGGCAACGATATCTGACACACGCGAAGCAGTAACCTTGCCAGCACGCGCGGCAAACCATTCAGGAGAGCCTTGTTCCATTACGCAAAATCCTTTTCTGATTTCATGGTGCGGGTAAAGGCCGCAGGAGCCTGCACAGCTGCATTGCCATCATCATCATCAGCTGCGATGCATAGGATCGACATTAAGCCGTAGCGCCGTGCGTAGGTAATGGCAGAACCAATGCCGTGGGCATCCGGCTTCGCCACAGGCATGCGCAACGTTTCGCTGATGTACTCCCCCGTCTTGTGCAGGAGCATGGTATCCACTTCGACCACGCCGTTTTGGGCGCGGGGAAGCTGAACAACAGATAGGCCATTGGCCGACAGTGGACCGCGAATCACGGCGCGCACAGAGGCCAGATCGGCATACTTGGATTTAAAGTGCGGGTTGATGCCGGCTTTGGTGGCGTCATCGATAGCCCCCTGTGCCTTAGAAAGCGCTTCTGCCAGAGCGGCAATGGTATCGGACATCTGCATATTTATCCCCTTCAGGTTCAGATACTAATTTTCATAGGGAGGGGCGTTAGGCCCCCTCTAACGAAAAGCATGCTATAAAGGAACCCTAATCGGTGTCAAGCCGACCTTTCTAACGGGGGAATTCATGAAAACGCCTAAACCGAAAACTCCTGAATTGTTGCTTGTTTTGCATCACTTCGGGACCCTTGGTGCTGTCTCCAGCGCCCTTGGTATCACTAAGGCCGCTGTATCCGTATGGCACCGCGTGCCTATCCATCATGTCCGCAAGGTCTGCCAGCTGACGGGTTTGCGCCCTGATCAGGTACGGCCTGATGTGTTCGCAGGATGGGATGCAGCTGCGTGATTGAAATTACTCTGCCTTATCCGCCAAGCGTTAATCGCCTTTGGCGCGCCAAGAAAGGTGGAGGAGTTTACAGGAGCGCAGAATATGTGAACTGGAAAAAAGCGGCAGCATGGGAATTAGCTGTGCAGGTTAAGTCCCGCTCTATCCAAGGTCGATTTAAGATCTTGATAGAGGCTGTCGCGCCAGACAAACGACGCCGCGATATCGATAACATTTGTAAGGCAATCCTAGACGTATTAGTTGCAGCGCGCGTGATTGAAGATGATCACATGTGTCGTGACTTGCATGTTCGATGGGTTGAAAGCGGTCCTCCAGTAAGGATCGAAATAGAGGGGATAGAGGGTGGGAAAGAGATCTGACTTTGAACGTATCGAACGCGATTTTTATCCAACGCCGTTAGCGGCTGTCGAACCGCTATTCCCGCATTTGCATGGCGGTGAATTTTTTGTCGAACCATGCGCTGGCGATGGCGCTCTAATTAGTCATCTGGAAAGTCACGGTCTTCTTTGCAGCGCTGCTTACGATATCAAACCGCGATCATCATCTGTGTTGCCAATGGACGCGATGCAGCTGACAGAACGCGATCTGCACGATGCTGATTTAATTATCACTAACCCGCCATGGGATCGTGATGTGCTGCATCCATTGATAGATGTGTTTTCTAATATGCTTCCGACATGGTTGTTGTTTGATGCAGATTGGATGCACACAAAGCAAGCTATTCCGTTTCTTACACGCTGCGACAGAATTGTTTCTGTTGGCCGCGTGAAATGGTTTCCAGAAACAAAAATGGTTGGGAAAGATAATTGCGCTTGGTATTTATTTTTACCCGACGATGTAGAGGAAACTGTTTTCTATGGCCGCTAAAATTCCGTTAGCAACGCAGATATTTGAAATTGAATTAACGGTGGCGAACAGGCGCGGATTTATATCGACCCTGCGGGATCTAGTGCGCCGGAAGGAAAGGCCACAACATGACGTGGACTACCAGACGGGGCGGCTCCCTGCCCTAGAGGCCGCTTTGGCCACCTTAAAGTGGCTGGAAGCGAATCAAGAGCTGGTCAGGGAGGTCCACCGTCAGAAGGCTAAGTGATTGAAATTTAGGGCTTTTTGGGCCGATTCATTATCGATTTGACATGCCCAATGGGCTGGCGTATGGTTCGGACATGGCGCTTTTGCCATTAGGAGAAATTGATATGTCGAATACAGCAGCCCTTACCTCCCTTGTGGACGAATACATCCGCGCTGATGCAGCTGAAAAAGCTGCTAAGGCTACAAAAGATGCCATCAAAAAGAAGCTTAAGGCTGAAGATCTTAAGATCTTTGAAGGCACGCACAGCGATCTTAAAATTACACCCGTCGAAACGCTTACGTTCGACCCTGATACGGTTCGTGCTGTTGTCGGCGCTGCGCTGTTCAAGAAAATTTCGACCGTCAAAGTGTCAACTGACCTGACAGAAAAGCTGGTCGATGAAGCGGTGTTCAAGGTTCTTGTCGAAGACGCAACGACAGACATCAAGAAAACCGAACGTGTCACCATTGTTCCTAAAGTTCCGGCGTAAAGGGGGGAGCAATGACGATTTACACCATCATCGCAGAAGGCGACCCGCATACGCAGTCGATTGCCTATGCGCATAAATTTGAAAACGCAAAAGATCATGTTGATCGTCTGCGCAAGCGCACTGGCAAAGGCTATTACATCAATAAGGTTGAAAGAGTTTACGAAGTCGCACCATTGACGGAAGAGGAGATGGAAGATGACAACGCTTGAACTGCCTAACAACGTGTCAAAGGGGCCATCAGTGCCTCTTCTGACTGAAACGTTAAAGGAAACCATCCGCCTTGCTAAAGAAGCGGAATGGGAAGGCGACACATACGCGGCCACCTACTATTGGCGCGTCGTGGATCGTTTGAAAGAGCGTCTTGGTATGGGCGAACAATTCGACCCGCAATTCTAAACGCGCCAGAGGGGGCCATGAAAATCACACCACCGAAACATCCGCGCCTTGAACCATGCGCACAGGTGAACCCGTCGCTATGGTATTATTTTTGCCAGCTGAAGAATCGCCCGGCAGATCCGTCTGACGTTTGGACCGAATTCGATGTGGTCCAGCACCTGCAAAAACTATGCGCTAAGGACATCCAAAATGGGAAAAAAGAAAATGGACAGCAATACTGACCTAGGTGTTCAGCTGGCACGGTTGCTGTGGGAAAAGCAGATCTTGAATAAAGAGGCCGCAGCGCTCTTAGGCGTACATGAAAGAACCATCTACAAGTGGCTTTCCGGCGAACGCGCCATGCCTCCAATGGCAATGAAGCTTCTGGAGATGGAATTGGCTAATTGACTCTAAATGGGTCATGGCATACGGTGAATGAAGTTGTGGCCCCCGGAGCTAGTCGCTCTACAGGGGCCACACTGAACCGATAAGTCTTTCGCGGGACAGGTTCAGCAAGAAGAGTAAAAACATTGTTTGCTCTTTTTTGCAAGTCGAATCCCGCAAAAGGCCCAAACCATGGCGCGTATCCCGGCTTTGCCGACTGCGATGACGCTACGGGGTTCAGGCGGGTTTTGACTGTATGCCGCCAATCAAACAGGCCAGCTGGTGGGTAGCACCAGAAATGCAATCGGCGGAACTTTCCGTGAAAACGGCTTCCGACGCCCTGACTGCCGCGCAGGCTGAAGGATAACTGGACCTATAACAAACCCTGCCCGCAAGGGATGCGTCCGACACTTCGGACCGGGGGGCGTCTGGCGGCACGATAGCCCGCAGTCCAGCTAAACGGTTGCTGTAAGCGCCCCTCCAAACGCATTGGTCCCGGCAGGGATCAGGGGGTTATGCGGAAGCGGAACCATGTCTGAAGCAATGTGGGGTTACTATGATTAGAAAACGCAAACACAAAAAGATGTCGGTGCAAGAGCGCAACGCCTGCGAAGAGGGACGTATCTACCAATCGATGGATACGGCGAAAATTTATTTGACGAAGCGCGCCCAGACGGTCAAGGTCAGCTTACCGCGATTGAAATTTATGGAGAAAGAAGATGTCTGATCAGGTTGGCGGTGATCATTATCGCAACAAAGCGATAGAGCCAATCCGCTACATCATGGAAAACGGAATGGGATATTGCGAAGGCAATGTCATTAAATATGTCACGCGCCACCGCGAAAAAGGCGGCGCGCAAGACATCAAAAAAGCAATCCAATATCTGCATTTCATTCTGCAGCACCAATATGGTGAAAAATGAATCTTCGTGATTATCAGCAAAAGGCAATCGATCTTCTTCGCGCTTCGTTGATCAGCGGTCGCAAGCGGCCAGTGCTTATGGCACCGACAGGCGCGGGGAAAACGATCATTGCTGCAGCCATCATCAACATGGCGCGACAGAAGGACCGTAAGGTGATCTTCTGCGTGCCTGCCCTATCCCTGATCGACCAGACCGTCGAACGCTTCCAAGCAAACGGCATATGGGATATCGGCGTGATGCAGGGCATGCATGAAATGACGGATTGGCGACAGCCCGTGCAAATTTGCTCTATCCAAACGCTAATGCGCCGTAAAATTCCAGAGGCTGATCTGGTTATCATCGACGAAGCGCATGTGATGTTCAAATTCCTGCACGATTGGGCTGGATACGAAGAATGGAAAGACACGCCCTTCGTCGGGCTGACTGCTACACCATGGCAGAAAGGAATGGGCAAGATCTGGGACGATTTGATCATTGCCGTGACCACGCAGGATCTGATCGAACGCGGCCACTTGTCAGACTTCAAAGTGTTCGCGCCAGCGCATCCTGATCTTAAGAACGTCAAAACGGTTGCAGGCGATTACGAATTGAAAGGCCTTGCTGATGCAATGGATCAAGGCCAGCTGGTGGCTGATATTGTTTCGACATGGATGGAGCGCGGTGAAAATAGGCAGACGATCTGCTTCGCTGTAAACAGAACGCATGCGAAACACATTCAACAGCAATTTATCGACGCTGGTGTTGTCGCGGAATATATGGATGCGCATACGGATCGTCCTGCGCGCAATGAAATCGTGAAGCGTTTCGACAATGGCGATGTAAAGGTCATATGCAATGTTGGCGTTCTTACCACAGGTTTTGATGCAGACGTTCGATGCATCATTTTGGCGCGCCCTACAAAAAGTGAAATTCTGTATACGCAGATGATTGGTCGCGGTCTGCGCACTGCAAAGGGCAAAGATCATTGCCTGATATTAGATCATAGCGACACGACACTACGCTTAGGATTTGTAACTGAAATTCACCACACTGAATTAGATGATGGAGAACGCAAACGTGCTGAACCAAAACCAAAAGAAAGATTGCCGAAAGAATGCCCGCAATGCTCTTTTCTGCGCCCGCCGAAAGTGCGCGAATGTCCGGCGTGTGGCTTCGTTCCTACTCCACGAAGCGATGTCGAAAATGCAGAAGGCGAATTATACGAACTAACGCGCGACAAAGCAGTGAAAGCGAAAGATTGGCCTGTCGAAAGAAAGGTGCAATTTTATTCAGAGCTTTTGAATTACGCTGACGGTCGCGGATGGAAAAGAGGTTGGGCTTATCACGCATACAAGGATAGGATGGGCAAAGGCCCACCGCATGGAAGTGTAGCACCCAGTGCGACGATATCGCCTGAAACAATGTCATGGATTAAGCACCACAATATCGTGAAAGCAAAGAGGCGGGAAAATGAATCAAAGCGTGCGGGAAATAGCGAAAGGCCGTTGGCGCGGTTTGCTCCCAGAGCTGGGCGTCGCATCTACTTACCTGAATAAGAGGCACGGCCCCTGCCCGATATGCGGCGGGAAAGACCGATTCCGATTTGACGATAAAAACGGGGTGGGTGACTGGATATGCAATTCTTGCGGATCTGGCGATGGAGTTATGCTTGTAACGAAGGTCACGGGTAAGCCTGTGGCAACAGTGCTGGAAGAGGTAAAGCAGCGCGCCATGTATGTGCCTGCCGTGCGGGTTCAGGAGCGGGACACTGCCAAGGAGATGCATGCCATTAAAAGCCTCTGGGAGCGCGCACAGCGGCCTGCAGACGATGGGCCTGTTAGTAGATACCTAACACGTCGCCTTGGCCGTCACTGGCGCTCTAATGCGATCCGCGAAGTGCTGGATTGCTGGGAGGCAGGATCTAAGACCCGCATGCCTGCCATGGTGTCAGTTGTACGTACAAACGATGGTTCAGTTGTGAACTGCCACCTGACCTATTTGACGGCAGAGGGCCAGAAGGTCACGCGCCGGGTTATGCCGGGTAGCCTGCCGGAGGGGTGCGCGATCAGGCTCTGGGAGCCGCGCGATGGCCTGTTAGGCGTTGCGGAGGGAATTGAGACGGCTATGGCTGCAGCGCAGAAGTTTAAGATGCCGGTATGGTCTACGATCAATGCCAACAGGCTTGCAGCATGGCAGGCCCCGGCTGGGGTCGAAGAGGTCTATGTGTTCGGGGATAACGACGAATCATTTACCGGGCAAAGTGCGGCCTACGCTCTGGCGCGAAGGTTGAAGCTAAAGGATAACCTCCGGGTCAATGTGATGATCCCGGAAGCTGTAGGATCAGACTGGGCAGACTAATCCGCAAGATCATAAGGAAAACGCCCCCCAGAGGCTTCTGAGGGGCGCTAATCCGCATGGATGCAAGGATTATTAGTTATGCATGGTGTGGAGCGGGCTGTGTGGCGACGATGGCGCTGGGCGGGCTGGTGGAGGGCTGCAGACCCCCCGGTCGATCAGGTCCTTGGCTGTGCGGCCAAAGAACCCTTGAAGGTTCCAACAGACCCCCGTGTCGATCAGGTGCTGCCATGCAGCCTGCTGTTCGTCGTAAGAGGCGGGTTCCACGCCCTCTGCGATCATAATGGCATCAAACGTGTTCATTGCTTTGTCCCCTTTTCGGTTTCGCGTTCTTCGTCGATCAGGTCGATGACCCGTGCGATGATCTGGACGATCTCCCGATCATTCAGGCCTTCGGCCCGATAGTCTTCGATCACTTCCCGCAGGGCGGGGGCGATGCGGATCGCCTGCCCCAGCTGGTACGATGCAAGGCCTTCGTAAAGATTAAATTGCAGGATTGCCATGGCGCGTATTTCCTTAGCGCTTAGAGGGACGGGGAAGGGAGCGAAGGCCCCGGCGAACCTTGGAAAGGATCACCTTGCGGGTGCCAGTGGAGGAGGGGAGAAAAGCTTCGCGGTTCATATCGATATTCCTTCTATCAGGGTCATCATCAGCACCCGCCTTACGGGTGG